GACGGCACAAATGGCCCGGTGGCTGTTAAGGCTGCATCGACAGCAGTTGTGGCTGCTGATAAAGCTTTAGTCGTAGGAATTTCTCCGAATACAGCGGCTGTGATTTCGGCTGGTCCGCTTTCGGGTCCGCAGGTATTAACAGCGAACAGTACCAATACGGGCGGTTTTCCAGCGGCAGGTGCCCTCGATTCAAATATCTTAAGTATCAGAGGCACAGCGCCAACGCAGGTCGGCTATCTGGATATTAAAGTTTCAGATGGCATAAACGGAACTGTTGCAGTTAAGGCGGCTTCGACGAGCGCTACGAACGCTGATCAGGCTTTAGTGGTTTCTCTTTCTCCGAACTCGCCTATTGCTTTGCAGCTTGGCGGCTCGACAGGAAAGTGGGGCGGTCTTAACTTAGCCGGAGTCAACGCGGGTTATGTCGCCATTGTGGATTCGACAGGCTCTCTACTGAACCCCGCAGTTAAAGCGGCGAGCACGGCAGCGATAGCAACGGACCCGGCTCTAGTAGTTGCACTGTCGCCCAATACCCCATTGTTGCTGTCAACGAACGCAGCACAAGAAACTGGCGGTAACTTAGCAACGATTGCTGCTAATACGGGCCGTCAGGCAACGACAGATGTTTTGACGCAGATTTTGGCGGCGCTCGATGCCGTAAACTTTAACCTCGGGAAAATCATCGGGGATTATACAGACCGTTTCGATTTGCAGACGGCTCAGGGTGTGTGATGGCTGGCATAGCTTTGGCGGGACAAGTCGGACAGCAAATTAACGCTGCCGGTTCGCAGAACATTGTTCGGACTATCAAGACTGGAGAACTTGGCGTCAGCGAAGTTCACGGTCGATTTTACGAGCAGACGTACAACGGCAACGTGTTCTCTATCGGTTGCCTGTTGACGGCGTTGTCTGCCGCGACGATTTTGCTAACATCTTCGGCGCAGCCAATTGTTGGCGTTTGGAACCCTCCGACTTCTTTGAACAACCTTGTGATTCTTCAGGCGGTGTTGCAAGATGAGATTAACACTGTAACTACGCCGACTGCTCTTGGTTCGTTTGTGTGGGCTTCATCGCAAAGTAATGCCTCTCTGACAGCGGGACTCGCACCGTTTAATCGAAAGACGATGCAGAATAACGGTTCCCAAGCAAAGGCTTTCGCACTTTCGACGGCCAGTCTTTTAACCGGACTGACAAATAACCTTGTGGTATTTGAGTCAGCAGACTTTTCGACTGTCACTACACAATCGACGACTCTTACCAGCACAGCGACACAGTTCTTTCCCTCGGTCGTAGGCACCGAGAATTTTGATGGAAGTTTGATCGTTCCTCCGGGTGGTGTATTGGCCTTGCTAAACACAGCTTCGACTACCGCGCACAGCGTCTCGGCCCGTCTGATGTGGGAAGAAGTACCTCAGCCGTGAGATGATTTATGGCGAATATGTTTTCCACCGGTAATAATTTTAATTTTACTGGTGACGGATTGACACAAGATTTGTCAATCGATTTTTTGGACTGCCGCCTTTCGCTACGGGCATTGCGTTAGGCACGAGAGTCTGGGATAACGTAGTCGTTCAGGCGTATGACGGGAATGTGCCGGTCGGCATTACGGTTGTCTCTTTTAAGAAATTTGTGCTTCAGCTTCATTTTGATGTGGCTCCTACTGTGGGTAATCACACCATAACGTGGGCTGCATTCTGGAATTTATAAAGGAAACTCACATGCCAGCTACCGAACAAGAAAAAGCGGATGTCTCTCGTAGTCGTGGCGTCACCGCCGCGCACATTCCGGATGCGGCTGAGAAGCGCGATTATATCGCGGCTCAGGGTAAGGCCGAATCGAAAGGCATGGACAAGACGCCTGAATTGAAACAGCAGGATTTTAACAAGCGCAACGAGCTTACTGTTCTCGGCAGCATGAAGAAAGGTGGTCTTATCAAAAAGACCGGACTTTACAAAATGCATGAGAACGAGATCGTTCTTCCGTCGCTTGATGTACTGACAGGCAAAGCGCCGAAGCAGGCACCCGGCGCGAAGAAAACGAAAGTCGTCAATGTGAAAAAGGGCAAGAAGCTCAGCACTGGCGATAAGAGCAAAGTTCATAGCGCGATGTCCGAGGTATTCCACAACAAGCCTTCGACCGTTGATAAGAGCAAGTCGGCGGAGGGCCAGAGAAAGCAGATGGTTGCTATCGGGCTCAGCAAGGCGCGTCAGGCCGGAGCGAAGATTCCTGAGAAGAAATAAGGAGCAGTCATGGCATCAACAATGGTAGTGATCCGTGGGAAATGGAATTTGGCTGTGATCCGTCAAGGTGTTTCCTACTTGATGGATAATAACGTGTCGAGATTTAATGATGGGATGTATCACATCTCTTTGAGCATTGCATCGTTCCGAGAGTTTATGGGCGCGTTCAGTGAGGCCGATGCGGTTAACGCGGGGTTCAAACGTCTGGACAGTCCGGCAAATATAGTTGTTGAGTTCGGCGGTCTTCGTTGGGAGACAGACCCCAAGGCAACCGAGCTACGAATTTTTGGGCCGAAGTCCGATCCGGCGAATCCGCTTGTGATCAATCTTACGGAGGCATGATGGCAATTCAATTCAGTAGGCAGTATGGTGACACGGTAGCAATTACAACAGAGAAAGAGATCGTTCTCACGCGAGAGGTCAATGGCTTACTCACGTGTTACACGATTCATCCAGAGACTTTTGAATTTCCAGATGTGGTCGCTGAGCAGCAACGTATCGACCGCGTCCGAATGCTTTTGAGTGTGCAGCCGAATCTGTTGTTCGTGTCGGATGACATGGTTCGTCACGCGCTTAATGACAATGGTAACGCAGTTTGGGCGACAGTAAAGTATCTTGAGAAAGTTCTCGCAGGACCAGTCAGATGATTACAATAACGCAAGACCCAATGAATCCCATGAGATTGCTGGTCACGCAAACGATCAGCTTCTACTTGGACAAAGTTCTGAAAGGTAGCCTCGAAGCCGAACTGGAAGATTTGATTCGTGCTCAGGCTCGCAAGGATTTGAAGTCTAACCCTGAAGTCAAGAAGGCAGTCGCCGAAGCGGCCACCAAGAAATTGTTGGCAATGCTGGGCGTCAAAGAAAAAGCAGTCGAGGAGAACAGCAATGAGCACACCAGAACCGGCAAAGCCACTGACAACGGACAACCTGTATCAGAAGATCGGGGTGCTGTCAGTCAGCAATGAGTTTCTTTCGAATGAAGTTGAGCGTCTGAGAACATGGATCACCGGCCACGTTCAAGAGCTTCGAGCCGAGGTCGATAAGATCGAGGCGTCGGCGAACGCGGACGGCAAGACGATTTCCGCTGAGCTTAAGGCTGTCGTTGATCACATCAGGGCCAAACTCTGATGGACGAGAAAGCCGCTCAGTGGTTCGCCAACACTTTCGTCGATATGCTCGGTTACGAATTTGGACATCACGAGATGATGTTCGACGAAGCGACGCAGACGAAATACTGGGAATGCTGGGGCTGTACCGCGAAGGCCGAAACGAAGTGGCCGACGTGGGGCGCGCCTGTTATGACGCATGACCCGGATTGCAAATTTGTTTCGCTAATGGATTTTGTAGGCCGGAGTGAGGTATGGAAGAATCCACAGAAGTCGTCGGAGTGGTAGAACCTCCGAAGCGTAAGCGCGGTCGGCCTTCATGGACTACCCGGACGGCAGTCGCGGATGTTCCGGATACTCCGATAGGCAAGGATGAGTTAATTCGGCTCATCTGCAAACGTCTTCGCATTGCGCGATCAACTCACGAGTTTCAGTGGGCAGTTGAGAAACTGATCCAGTTACGCGGCTGGGCCTTTGAGAAGCCGAAGAAACGTGCCCCGATTCCGAGAGGCATGGGACCTGTATTCAAAAAAGTTTGGCAGCAAGAAGCCTCAGATAAACGTGAAGCGCTTGCCGCGAATAAGGAAAACGATCATGGCACTGAACAATGACGGGCTGACCGGAAAATCTAAGTCACCCAAGAAAGTTAAGGTGGTTAACCTCGGGAAGCACGGCAGCTTCAAGATCACGAAGCCGGGCGCGCTCCGAAAGAAAGCTCAGTCGGCTGGGGAATCCACTTCTTCTTTTGCTCACAGCCATTCGAAAGGTAATTCCGAGACCGCTCGTCAATCTCGTGCAGCTATCGGGTTGATGGCGATGCATCACGGGAAATAAATTTCTGTTCGAGTTCTGCCGTCTGCTTAATGTAAATCTGCAACGCTCTCGAACGAATCTTTGAAATCAAAGCATGCCCCCGTAATAGCCGGGGGCTCGAATTTATGAAAATCAATCTCGGGCCAGTTTTGGACGCTCTGATCAATAAGCTTCATACGGTCATAGGCACGGCGTATGCAGCGGCGGTTCTGACTTACGCCTGTATTACCGGCAAGGACATCGGCATGGGACTCGTAGCCTTCAGCGGCACGTTCTATGCATTCCTTCTCGGACACGCTTATACGTATCAGAAGTATCCTGATCAGCCGGACCCGAATAATCAGCAACAGAACTAAATAGCCGGGCGGCTTGGAGACGACAATGAAGCGGTTTCTGATCGCCCTATTTCTTTCTGCTCTTCTGGCGCTGCCGGTTTCGACGCCAGCTGCTACTCCGCAGAATCCCACGGGGTTCGCGGGGAAGGCATACGAAGCAACGATGGCTTTGTACGCCACGAAAGATAATGACACAGAATTCGCTTGCACTGCATGGGCGTTCAGACAAGTTCCCGATGGCTACGATCTGATTTCAGCGGGTCATTGCGTCGGCGAAATTAACGCGGACTCGTATTCGGTTTCGGATACGATTGACGGCCCTCGGACCCCAGTGATTCTTTTGAAGTGGGCCGACAACGCGGATGAAGGTTTGGACTTTTCTCTTTGGGAACTGAAGACGACGAAGAAATATCCGACGCTCGATCTGGGCTCGGTTTCGGATACTCATATCGGCGACACGATTGTTAATCCGAACTTCGCAATGGGTCTGACAAAATTTCTTAGTCTTGGCCGAATCTCCGGGCCTCTGGTGCCCGCTACAGATTCCGTTCCGGTATATCCAGTCGAAGTTGATGGCGCGGGCGGCTCTTCGGGCTCACCGATCATTTCGGCTAAGACTCATAAAGTTATCGGCATTTTGATCTATGGGCCTCCTTCGGAGACTGAGATTCTGGCGCAGATAGGCGTCCCGGCTCAGGTTGGTGTGGGTGTTGAACCCATAGATAATTTTGACAAGTTTTTGCAGATGAAGAAATTGATTCCGAGAGTTTCGGCGCATCGGCGGAAGTATGGCATTAAAAACAGCAGAGGAAGTAGAGAAGTACCAACAACGCGATCTACTGAAAAAGGATAAACAAAAGCTGGCCGAGGTTCTCGGCTATGACTTTGTTCCTGCGGTTCACGCGCCACTGTGGAGTCAGTTCTTCCAGTACGATAGCCTGAAGCCGTGGGCCAAGCAGTCAGATATTGCCAAGGTTTTGATATTGTGGCCTCGCGGCCACTTTAAGACAACGGCTGTCGTTGTCGATATCATTCAGGCCATTCTGAATTTCCCAGACATTCGTATCCTGATCATGCGCGGTAGTATCGGGATCACGAAGGCATGGCTGGCGGAAATCAAAGCTCATTTTACCGGCACGAATCCGAATTCTCATCTTGCGGATTACTTTCCGGAGTTTTGTGCGCCACTTGATCTCGATAATCAGATGTCGTTCACTGTGGCCCCTCGCCGTAATAAAGGCTTGGCGCAGGCTACTGTAACTGTTGCGTCGCCGAAGTCGATCAAGACCGGCACGCACTACGACATAGGATTTTTTGACGACTTGGTGAACGATCAGAACTACCGTTCGGCGGTTCTGCTGAAGAAAGTTCAACAAGATTTCTTCGCTTGTATGCCCTTGATTGATCCGCCGTTCTTTGCGGTCATGACAGGGACGCGCTATTCCTTCGGCGACGTGTATGAGAACATCATGCGCGCCAACCTGAAGGGTGAGTGGCGTGTAAGTTTCCGGACTTGCTGGGCGGATGACTTCCAGACAATTCCTCTGTTTCCGCAGCAGCCAGCTATCGATAGACCTTGGACGGATGATCAAGGCATCGGTCATACTGGCGGCAAGCTAGTTGGCTTCACGAAAGAGCAACTAGACTTCATGCGGGACGGCGATCCTGAGATGTTCGCATCTCAGTATCTGAACCAACCGATGGTCAAAGGGGGCCAGCGGTTCCCGAAGACCTTATTGGAATCTTGCAGGATTCGGAAGGCTGATGCTCCGACGCTGAGTCCAGCAATTTTCTTTATCGACATTGCGAGCACCAATTCAGATACAGCTGACGACTCTTGCATTATCATCGGCAAGAATGATTTGACGATGACGCAATATGTCGTGGAGGCTCGCGGCGGGCAGTGGCCTTCGTCCATGCTTGCCGAGCAGATAATCCTTGCGGCGCTTGAATACAGGCCAGTCACGATCTATTTTGAGAAGTCCAGTAGTGCTATCTTTTTTATGGATTATCTTCGCCTTGTGGCTTTTGAAAAAAAGATTTTTCTCCCGCTCGATTTTCTAAAGCTCGATGTTCGCAAGGATGCGAAGTACACGCGCATCGGTAGCCTTCAGGGTTTAATGAAGAGCAAGCGGCTTCGGTTCTTCGAAAGCGTGACGGCTTGGGACAAGATCGTTCATCAGTTTGAGATATTTCCGGGTGGCAAACATAAGCACGATGATTACATCGACACCATCGCGCTCTTCGCCACGCATATGATTGGAAAGATGATCTCACAGCCGGTTAAGCCGAAAGTGAATCCGATCTTCGAAATGATTCGTCAGCAAGAGCAACAGACTTTATCCGACCAGATTCTTGAACGCCAGAAGATACCATCTGATCCGAGTGATGGCTTCGATGCTTTTAATTCTGGCTGGTCGTCGGCACAGGGACCTATTGGCGTTATTCCGGATTGACAATGCACAAGTCACATGATCAGGGGTGCCACTAATGGCTGGCGGAACGATTGACAATTCGCCGGGCCTTGGTGGATCGAGTGCTGGCGGAGGATTCTCCGCAGTTGAAGGAGCAGTTGATCAAGGCGCTGCCTTGTCTGCTGCGGCAAATTTTACTGAGGAACATACAGCATTTCGGGACGAGCAATACGACGACGATACCGCACTGGGCCTCGTTTTAACAGACGTTGCTGCGGGCATCTCGTTCCTTCAATCAAAAGCTTTACTGCCTGCTCTCGTCGATACCTCGAATGACTTGATTTTCGGGTTGCAGAAACCTCGCGTCTGGGCTGACGGTAAGCCTCGGGCGAATCTGCCAATCTACGCCGTGATGGAAGGCATCGAGAAACTGATGCCGGTCTTTTACATGAGTTTGTTCGGCACCGGCAAGCGTCGGCCTTTCGTGGTCACGCCTGTCGGGAAGACTACGCCGGAAGCCGCTCGTGCGAAGGCATCTGTTCTGGCATGGGCCATTAAGCAGGCCGGTCTTAAAGAAGAGATGCGGCTGACGCTGAAGCAGTGCCTGAGTTACGGGTTCTGCGCCGGATGGTGGGGCTGGGAGCAGAAGAACGTCCGCGAGCGCGTCTATTCAAAGAATGCGGCTGGACGGGTTAAAGGTAAGTGGGAAGGTGTTCTGCTGAATCTTCCCAAGTACGAGAACATTGACCTAAAGAATTTTTCTTTTGATCCGCAGTGCAAACGGCAAGATGTTCAGAAAGGCGCACGTTGGGTTGCCAAGCAGGTGATGATCACTGCGAACACCTTGGACGACTGGCGCGAAGACCTTGACACATACGGCAAGAATGAAGTTGAGTTTTCTATCGACGACAATGGCGAGAAGGTCGCTAAGAAAACTGGGAAACGAGTTAGTCGTATTCCAGATCGGGAGACCCTGCGAAAAGTTCTTGCAACCGATCGTGAGCAGACTGAAGACACGTTTGCCAGCCAGAAGCGCGCCGTATGGCGTGAGTTTCAGGCGCAGTTAGATTCCGAAGCGTCATCGGCTGATCCGCTGATGAAGCCGCTTGAGTACATTGAATATTGGACTGAGGATCATGTCATTGGCGTGTTACAGCGCAAGCTCGTTATTCGCCTTGACGAGAACGAGTGGAATCAATCCCCGGCGCTGACGTGCGCGTTTATCGACGTGCTGGGCAGTGCATGGGGCTTCGGTGTCGCTCGATTGCTGGCCGGTGAGCAAAGATTTCAGGCCGGTGTGGCGAACAGCTGGATCGATTCGCTGGCATTAGTTTTGAATCCTGTCTTCCAAGCTCTCAAGGGCGTTGGGCCGGGCACGCAGAACATTCCGCTGGCCCCCGGTCGAGTTATTACCGAGACTTCAGAACTGAAGCCACTGGTGACTCCGGACGTTAGCAATGCTGCCACGACCGCGATGGCGAATTCTGAATCCCGAGCTTCGAAGCGCATCGGTGCCGAGGGCGGAACGAATCTTCCGACTCAGGCATTGCGGACTGGCTCCGGCGTTCAAGCGCTGACGGGTGACGTTATTCAGCGTCTGCAATACTTCCTAGAGATTTTTATCAACATGATTTATCTCCCGACGTTGGAGAAATTCATGCTGCTGTGCATGGAGAATTTACAGCCGGAAGATATCAATCGGATTCTCACTGAAGAAGAAGGCAAAGAGTGGGATCGTGATATCCAAGAAGTCTACAATGCGAAGCTCGATATCGATGTTCTGGCCGGTGCCGATCTTACTGCTCGCGCTGCGTCTGCTCAACTTGCTCCGATGATTATTCAGATGCTGAGCGCTCCGGCAGTTCAGACTTCATTGCAGATTCAGGCTAAGAAGTTTGACTACGCGAACTGGGCGGCGGACATGCTCGACGTTCAAGGATTTGACGTTGATCACTATTTCCAGAATATGACTCCTGACGACATCAAGAGAATGCAGGAGCAGAATCAAGCTCTGGCAAAAGGTCAGGCTGATCAGAATCTGGAAGCAACAAAGCATCAGAACGATCTTGAGAATATCAATGAGAAAGGCACCGTTCAAGCGGGTGTTGCGCTCGTGAAGAAAGCTGCCGAGAGTCATTTGGATACTGCTCAAGAAGCGCTGAGCGAGTTAGTCTCACCAGAAGGTCAGCCAGCACAGTGAGGTTTTGATGGGCTACGAAACGTATCGTCCCGACTGGGACCCGTTCTTTAGCGATCCGTATGTACCGCCCGAGAAGGCATCGAAGCCGATTTTTGATCGAGCTTCTGATCCGACCGCAAGTCGAAGTTTTATACTTGACGCTCCGAGGCCGAGTGCTTCGATGCATGCGAAGCCGGAGCGACAGATAGTAGTTGTGAAAGTTCCGTAGGAGACAACATGAGCGATTTGGAGAAACAGGAGCAAGAGCGACTTGAGGCAGAACGGGCGAGACTGTTGGCAGTTAAAATGGTTTTAACCCAGACGACCAACACACTTGGTTGGTCATACGTCAAGAAAATTGCAGCGAACATTGTTCAAAGTTCTTTGCAACATTCCTTGAACGTCGAAGATGAGAAAGAGAGCGAGCAGTTTCGAATCGAGGCTCGCGTCGCTCGGAAGATTTTTGGGCAGATGTTTACGGTGATCGAGACGGCATTAGATTTCGGCACCGAGTCTCAGCCTGAATGGTTCAGTGAATTAGATGCATTTGCTGAAGCAAAGGAGAACGCAGATGGCAACGCCTAAGAAGTCAGAAGCAGAATTGGACGCGATGTCTCTTGATCAATTGCGTGAGTTAGCAATTCAAGAGGCCGCAGAGATTGAGGCGGATGCTGCGAAAGCCGCCGCTGAGCAAGAGGCAGCGGATACTCTAGCAGCGGATAAAGCCGCCCGCGAGCAAGCGCTGGCTGAGGCTCAAGAAACGCCTGAAGAGATCGCAGAACGTCAGGCCGCTGAGCGCGAAGCTGCTGAGAAAGAGGCTGTCGAAAAGGCAGAGCAAGAGCGCGATTCTCAGGGTCGGTTCGCTAAGAAAGAGCAGACCGAAGATATCGTTGTGCCCGAGGATGACGGTCAGCCGGACGAATATGTGATTCGCCGGGAGATCGATCTCGGAGACGGCGCAGGCGTCGAGATTTATGAGGGACGCGGCGAGACGGAGCTTGATGCTATCAAGGACCTGAATGATAGGCTTGTGATCGCCAAGCAGAATGCTTCACGAGAAGTACGAGAGATTCAGAGGAAGCATCCAAAACAACCCGAGCCGCCCAAGGCTCCAGAGATTAGCGAAGACTTGGAATATGTCTTCAAACAACAGTTCGAGAAGAAACCTTCCGAAGCATTCAAGGCCATGTTCAAAGAACTGACTGGTATGGATGTGACGGAGTTTAAGACGTGGCAGTCCGCACAGCGCGCCGCAGATGAGGCTCGCACCAAGCAGGATGAAAGTTTGCGGATTCAACGCGAATGGGTTTCGAGTCATCCCGAATACATCACGTCCGTAGAAAACGGAGATCAAATACGTGATTGGGTTCGAGATCACAATTACAACGAGTTTACTCAAGAGAATCTTGAGAAGGCTTTTGAGGACCTGAGCGGACGCGGATTGCTGAAGCTCAAGAC